CTTTGCCAGAGACACCACATTGTCCCTGAGAGTAGAGGAATCAAGGAACAGTTCATTCACTACCATATTGGTATTGAACGCTGTGTAGTACGTATTATATGCCAATACGTCAAGCATATTAGTTAATACGGAACCTTCAAAGTCATAGTCCGTAAAATCTGACTGTGCTCTCATATAGTCCTTGAGAGCTGTCTTAATATCAGCGAAGTCTAAATTGTTTACTTGGGTATATGGCATTATCTCGTCCTTGCAAGGAAGAAGTCTACATTGACTGGTGGATTATCTGTACCTCGTATTTCATATGTCATCTCAACATCAAATCCATTATCATCAAAGTTTGGAGTAGCTTCCAGACTCAGTACTCCTATACGTGGTTCAAATTTCTTTATGGTTGATACTATATTACTCTGGATTGATGCTGCTGTAGCAAAATCCATAGGTTCAAATAAAAATCTTCTAAGATCACTGCCGTACTCTGGTTGGTATACACGCTCACCCTTATTGGTCATCAATAAATTTACAATTGACTGCTTAATAGCAGAAGCATCCTTACTAACAACTAAGTCATTAGTAACAGGATGCTTCTTAAATGTAATATTAATGTCCTTAAAGGACAACGTGGCCGCCATGTACCGACAATATACGAAGTCAGTAGTTATTTAGCGACTTTATTCTACTTTATAAAATGTATAGCATAAAAATAGTTCCTCACCCTTCTTAATATCCTTAATTGTCTTCATATGATAGATATCACCCCATTCTTGATCTACTGACCATTTAATGCAATTAGGGTCATCAGAGTGATTCACAAAACCTCCTAATGGAGTTCTCATAATCTCCTTATCCACTACCACATGAGATATACCAAGATACATCATAGCAGGTATGTCTTCTTTCGCAAAAAGACCTTGACCTGCTATAGGACTGTTTTTTATATGTAATTCTTTAGGTAGTGCTTGATAAGTCACTTTCCTTGTCCTCTGTATCGCTTCCTTGCTTTATTGCGTGAAGTTGCGGAAAGCTTTGTATTTTTAGAAGATCCTTGTCTTGTATTCTTAGGTTTTGCAGGAACATAGTTCCCATCGTTGTATAGTGCCATGATAATCTCAAACTGGTAATATTATAGCATAGATTCGTCACATGTAAACACTGTGACTCCCAAAAAGTACTTTTCCACCTGGAACCAGCTCTGCACCCTGTCTTGCAATCATCTTACCATTAACCAGAATACGAGGATTACTCACATCAGCAAGTTTATCAGAGTGTGGAGGTGGAGGCGGTAGTAAAGGAGCAGTGTGTTCTACAAATTCATCTCCATTACGATGAACTTCTCTTCCATTTACAAATACATCAGGAGAATACCCTTTTCCACCTGGTTTTGGTACAGGGATAGGATGTACGTCATGATTTGCATACAATCCTGGTGCATGTAGTCCTATTGGTATTCCTGCCATTAGTCTGCAATGTAATAAGGGTCATCTCGGCGTTTAATGCCAGCTCTATTTAGAAGGAAATCTATACGGTCTGCCATCTTAGCACCGTTAAAACGTACAGGAAGGTAGAAATACCATATATTGCTTGCCAAGTATGCTCCATAGGTCTCTGCTGCTGTCTGAGAGACATCCTTCCACCATGCACGAGTTGCACCAGGCATAACATCAGGAACAACTAGCACTTCTGCTGCTGCTTTTATCGTATATACAACAGTATCAAGATTAGAAGGCTTATACGTTAACATCTGACCCATATTAGGTACAGCATTAACTTTTGGATCAACATAAGCTATAGGTGGATTATTTACAGCATATTTCGTGTGTCTATCCCACATGGTATTACCAAAGGTATCAGAAGCCTCTATATCAGTATTCAACCATTGACCATATTCACTATCAAGTGGAACAATATAATGTTCCATATCTTCTGGTAATCCATTGATAGTATCTTTAAACTCTAATTTACCTGTGGTCGGAGGCTCGGCGTTACGGCGTATCCACACCCCATCACTTCGTACTCTCCAAAACTCCTTATAGTTTGCTAAATCCTCTTCAGTAACTATTTCAACCCTATCAACCCTGTTTGGGTCATATAGAAATGAATTTGCAAAACCTCTCATCTGAGGTTGTTCATAAGACTCTCCATTCATGATCTGTAATTCCTGATCATAAAAAGCATATTCTGTGAAATGCCCAGAAAGCTCAGCGATACCGACATAACCTAGCGTTAACGCACTAGATGTCATATTCTGGGTAATCGTAATACCTGGATCAATACAACCACCGCTTCCAGCGAGTTCTGTTGTATCCTCTATAGTAACATTATTTGATCCCCAGATCCTCTGTTGCATCTGATCATCCCACTGGGTTTGCTCCCAAGGTGGAAGATCATTATCAGAATTATTTCTTTCTGGCCAAAGATCTACTCTATCAATACTTACCTTAAGCTTAATAATCCTCTCATCCTCAAATGCTGGTAACATCCATATCTGAGTGTCACCTATTTCTTCCCATGTCATCCAAGGAGCAGTCTGACTATTAAACCCCAAGTTAAATAACTGCCACTTTGCATCATGATTCTTTGGATAGAATCTACCAGCATAAAATGGTACACCATTCTTTTCAGATAATTGACCTAATGCAGCTACATCCTTGGTCTCAACAGGACCAATACCACCCATTGTATATGCATATACATTAATCAGTGGTAATGCCATTTAACAATTCCTCTACTGAATTATGTAGATAGTCAAGTGTCTCTGAGATCTTCTCATGAGTCTCCGACTTCGGACGCTTGTACATCAATTGAGGTGCTTCTAAGCGAGAAGTCCTCTGCTCTAGGTGTGTCAATCTGTCGGACAATTGTTGGAGCTGCTCGCTCAACTGCTTTATGGTCAATTGCTTGTCTGCTCTCTGCATCTCTTCCTGAGAATCTGAGTGCTGCTCCTGCTTCAAATCCATCACAAAATTCCTCAAAGTTATCTAATATTTCTTGGTAGTTCTTATTCATGAATAAAATCCTTTAGGTCTGGTGGTCCATCAGTGTCATTGGAAGGTCTTCCAAATCTTACTGTTTCCTCTAATTTATATAACGCATCTTCCAAAGCTTTGATTCTCTTATCATCATCTTGGATTTTCTCTGCGAGTTTCTCTAAGTATTCTGCCATCCTATTGATCTGTGCGTCATGCACATGCACAGCATACTTTGGATCCTCCATAAGTTGCTTGTGGGCGTTTTCTTGTTGCTCGTCTTTTTTGGTCATTTTTTACCAGGAAAATTTTTTTCAAATTCTAGCACAGGACTTTTCATTTTGCAAATAGCCTGTAAAGATATTTAGCGAGACGTAGTAACATGTCAATGAACTCAGAGAACGCAGAATACTTCTTCCTCCTTTTCCCTGAAGTTCTTTGTGGGCGTTTTTGTGACCTTATGTATTTCTTCTCAGACCTTTCCTTTCTTTTCCTCTGATAGCTCTGAGTATTATATTGACCACGTGTGGTGGCAGGATGTAATCGTTGACCTTTTCTCATAATTTTTTTATGGCGAAATATTTATATGTCGTTGGGATACTTTTGTAGACTTGGCTATCGTTAGGAGTCCCACTCGGCATCGCCCCACGCACCGCACCCAACAAAAAACCCTGTCGTGTCGGACAGGGTGTGATATACTGTTAGAAGCGTGGATCGCCTAAGTCGTCCATGACATCTTGTAAGAAATTGACTGGACTGACTTCAACCGTGTGAGGTTGGCAGTTGTAAGGGTTGGGGAGATCGTAAGATCCAGTCCTCTCAAATCTTTCAAGGATTGCTGCCATTGCTGCTTGAACAACAGGGTCACGCCTAGCGGCAGCGTTAGTGAGAAAAATGTTTTTCATACTGTTATTATACAGTGTGAGGGAGTGGTGTAAATGAATTCGTTACACTTAGTAACAGAGTTCACACCTGATGCCAGCACCTCGGTAGAATGTGTAGGCATCAACCGCTTTTTGCTTAGTACTGAATGTAACAGTCCTTGCATTGCGTTGGTCATGAGCTGACCAGTAGCGAATAGTTGGAGTGATTGTCATTAGATAAAAGCGTTGTTAGTTTGGACTTGAGAGATAAGAACACTGTCTTGCCTGAACTGTTTTTTATACGCTGCTGCGATACAGTTCAAACTCAGCATGTGCTCATCAACCTCAGAATCAGCACACTCAAGATAAAATATCTTGGTTTGCTCTAGTTCACCTTTCCAGAGACCTTCGCCATCTATAAAAGTGCCATACTCAAAATGTGGCATGATCTCACGCTTAATGAATGAGTTCATCATGTTATCGGTAACAGTCCCATTATCGGGAATGTTGCGTCCCATGATTAGTTCAAGTCGTTTCATAAGATTTGCTTGAGTACATACACAGTATAGCAAGAAGGCAAAGAAAAAAAGCATACTGTGTACCAGTTTGTAAATTGGTTGGGTGTGGATCAGTAATCATATAAGAAGTGTACATAGCAGATGTCTGATCCTAAGATCTCAGGGATGCCATGTATGCCGTATTCAAAATGATTAAACCCTGATCCACGGGGTGTGAAAGACATCTTCAAAACTCATATTTTTATAACGGATGAGTTACCGTGAGTACAAGAGGTCTCCAAACATAAAGAGCAGTTTTCCACAGCGTGTACCGAAGGACATCTGATTGTTGCTCACCCCTGCCTTGCGTTGTCTTTCACTCTTATATAATAGCAATAAAAAAGCACCCGTGGGGTGCTAGTGTGTCAGTTCTTGAACTGGTTGGAATTTGGTCAGCTGAACAGTGGTCTCATGTAATCTTTGAACTGTTCACGCATGTCATCGGCAAGAACTTTTAATTGGTCTTCGGTTGAGTTGTTGCCACTAGCGACAAGTTCATCATAACATGCTTGAGAGATGCCCTTGTCTGTGATGTCATACTCATGTAGTTTGACGTGTTGAAAAAAACTCATAGTCCGTTTAGAAAATCATGTAGGTCGTCAACGTATTCATTATACGTTGCGTTGGGATACCTGTTAAGGTAGAATTGTGGCACTTGCTTAAGTGGTTTGAGATCATGGACCTCTTGCTTAGTGTAGTGTTTTTTATTCATACATGTATGATAACAAAAAAATAGCACCCTGTGGGGTGCTAGTGGACAGTCTGTGAACTGGTTTGGTCTTACTCAATTACTGCAGCCGTCATGATAATGTCGGTGCTGTCAGGTGATGCCAAAAAAACTCAGCTGACCCGAATAGTACAAAAATACTCTATTCTTTGTGAACTGGAAATGTGATTGATTCGTCAACATTTAGTGAGTAAGTTGTAGTTGTTACGTTATCAACTAACTCTTCCAATGTTTCATCATCAAATTGTAAACGAATGTCCTCTAATATGTCCTGTCTATCTTGATACTCTCCTAACTCATGTTTGAGTTGTTCAGTAACAAATACTGCCATAGTTTTCCAGTCCATACCATCAACAATTAACTCAACATATTGATCAATTAGTTCATCCCACTGTTCAGTTGTTAAGTTATACTTAGTCATGTGCTAATCTCTCCTCCTTTTGTGTTATTAATTGAGCAACGATTTCAAAGAGTTTATTCATATTAACTCCTTCAAAATCATCCCAGTTACTAACATAATCCCAGTTGTAATAGTCTACACTATTATCAACAAATGTAGGTGCAGATTTGACATAGTTATCTTTAGATAACCAGAATGTTCTACCAAAGTAATCAGATTGAATCATTGGTTAATTGTTAATTAATGAAAAAAGTGAAAAGTTCAAATTAATGAAAAACAGAAAAAAAGGAAATGTGTTAAATACACATTTCCTGAAATCTTTGTTGAACTGCAAACTCTATATCGTCTGAGTTCATCATATCAATGTCGCCTGTGTCAGTGAGTTCGGCGATGAGTTCTTCATAGATTGTCTCTAAGATTGACTCGTGATGTTGTACAGACATGTTTGATTAATTAATAGTTAGTGGATTGAATTAGTTGTACTCCCAGAACGCTGGTTCACATACTTTGTCAGTTAGTGAGCAGTAATCGTCATTGTTGACATTCTCTGGAAGTCCCATATCGTTGAAGTATCTTATTATTTCAACCAATGCAGTTTCTTCTGCTTCGGTGATACTTAGTGTACGAATGGTTTGTGACATTTAAGAATGAAATCGTTTGTACTCCTTAATTATACACACGCCACACGCCAAATAAGGCAAATGTAACGAAATATAACTGTAGAGGTGGACAGTTTAAGAACTGGATGAGTAATCAATATCTAATGACATTGATGAATTAGAATGGCATTCTATGGGATCGTTGTCCTCATCAGGGTTCTCATCGTAATACTTTAGTTCTTCTTCTAGATACTTTTTCCAATCCATGACCAGTAATCCTCCTAGTAGTATATTTAATTATAACATAAGCACCCCACATTGTGAGGTGTTCGTTACAATAAGTTTTAGTTGTTTTCATAAGGGTATAAAAAACCTACCCCAAAAGCTCAGGGTAGGTGTTAACAATTGGTGGACAATTAGCGACTTATCTTATATCCATCAAAGAAAACATCTGCATCAGGTGCTGTTGGTGAGCAGTTGCCTGTGTTACCAATGTACCAAGTGAAATTACGTTGCCATACGTGGAAACCGTGTAAGAACGTGTCAAGCACTGCGTTTAGGCGTGACTTTGTTGTTACTGTGTCCCATCCACATGAGGACAAAGTGATATCACCAAATGCATTTATGAATGCGATGCGATTGCCGTGTAGGTAAACTGATGTGTCACCTTCAGAGTTCTTTGCAACCTCGGTATTGGATTTTCTCCAAGTCTCGCCGTTGCTTAGATTGCAGATTGCTGACTGCATTTCTCTTTCAATCTTACGCATGTGTGCTTTGGGTGAAGTACTCTTTAATTGTACAATAAAAAAACGCCCTTTTGAGGCGTTTAGTAACAAATTGAAACAATTCAGGGTCACTTTGTAAACTGTCTCACGTACTTGTTGAGTTTGGTGAGGTCAGCGACTAGCATGGTGATCTCATAGTTATGAATCGCCCATCTTGTCTTAATGTCTGACCAGTAGCGGTTAGGACTGATCAACTTTGCTGCACTTGGTCTTTTAGGTGTGGTGACCTTGACTGCCTTAGGTGCTGCGACCTTGACTGTTTTTACTGCGACCTTACGTGTGCGTCTCTTACGAGGTGCTTGTGGTTTGGTTGCTGTAGCGACTGTCATTAAATGAAATTCATTTGAACTCTTCAATTTTAACAAAAAATCCACCGATTTCTCGGTGGATCGTAATAAACTGAAACAATTCAGGTCAGTTTGTAAATTGTCACATCATCACCTCTCGTCCTCCCACTTGTAGTCTTTCTTAAATTTTGTTACTTTCTTCTTTTTACCTCGCTTGACGTTCTTAACTTGATAATTATCAACATTAGCATCGTATTCTTGCGAATAAGTGTTAATATTGTGTGACTTACCCATTGTTAACAATTAGTGGTGAAACTACAAATATTTATTGATCAACAAGCACGTTATCTTTACGTGATTGTGACACAAATGCTCCTACACTTCCACCATCTTGTTGTAACTCATTAGAAATAAGTACAGAACATAGATTATTAGTGAAAGATGGTACATCTTCACAATTATATGCATATTCTTTACCAATATTGGAAGAATATGTAATTAATACTTGATTTTCTTTAGTTTCAACACTTTCTACAGCATTTGAGAAGAAATTAGAGTATAATGTCATTAATTTGTAATAATAAAGGGTTTTTAGTTAATAATAAGCTTAAATACATAGTTTTTCCACAGTTTATAACAATATTGTGGAAAACTACCCTCTGAAATACTCATAAGTTATAAAAAGTAGCTTTTATAAAAAAGTGACTTTTTTAGTTTTATGCTTTTTTCAGAATAATAGAAAAGTCGTTTTTGTGACTTTCTGATAAACCTCTGCGTTTCATATTTAAATTATAACGTGTTTCCAAGGGTTTGTGTGGGTGCTTGTGACAGTTTGTGGACTGTCCTCGGAATGTTTCAGAGTGTTACAAGGTGTTGACTTTTCGTTCGTTAGGCGGCAGGCTTAGACACCTACTGGAGAGTACAATAGAACACACATACTATATTTTATTAATCATTTCCAAAGTATTCCACAAGCACCTCAAAAACTGTGGAAAAACCCAGTGATACCAGTGTGCGGAACATTGTGCATACATGGTATATAATTAACATGTACTTGATACTATCCTATACTATCAATTCAGAATGCTGATGGGTATTTACTTGGATCCCACCCTTTAACAAAGTTTACCCATCCTGTTGCAATGTATTTGTCTCCAATATTAGGTGTAACTCCCTTATGTGCATGTGTCCAGAATGCTGGCCATACCCATAGATCACCTGTTGATGGTTTCAATGTAATATCTTGCATAGGAAATGTTGTACCACACTGTGCATCATTTAGATAAAACATCCAAGCAAGTATTCTATACATTGCATCTCCTATATTCGCATGTTCACAATGTAATTTCTTGTATCCTTGTCCTTCACCATAATATTGTACATTATATCCATGAAAGACTTCAATCTGTGTTAAATCTTTTATAAACTCATATTCATTCATGTATGAGTGTATTCCTTTCATTAAGGCATGATGTATGATATTATTATAATGCTTAGATTTAGATGTATTCTTCTTGAAGCTGAGATTGATATCAATTGAATCTTTTCTTGTGATATCTAGTCTACCTCCATTTAAACCTTGCATTCTATTGGGATCTTTATTAAATGCAGTAATGATATTATTACATTGTTCTTGTGATAATGCCTGTGGATAACATTGAATAAAATTAGTCATCTTTCCTCCACATTGGTAGATATATGAATACAAGGGCAGATCCCCAGAATAATATTAGATAGAATACATCCCAGTATCTGTGACCTTTATCTAAGTACATACCAAGTGCTACTAATACTATCCATAACCAATCAAGTGTTGAATGTATTTGTTGCCACTGTTTACCCCAGTCTTTGATTAATTCTTGTCTTAATTGTGCTGCTATTGGTGATACATGACGAAGCATAACAAATCCTTCGTTGAATATCATTACATGTAGTCCTAATAAGAATATCATTAGTCTGTTATTCCATACGGTGTTAAATCATACTTGGGCAGACTTAATGGTTCTACCTTTGGTTTAATTGGAAGACCTATCTTATCTTCAAGCTTTGATACCAATTTCTTTTTACCTATGTCATAAGGGCAAGGTGCATTTTGTAAGCACACTCGTAAACACTGTAGTTCTTCATCAGTGAATGTGTATGTATTACTTTCTTTTACGTTTGGTGTTTGATTTGACATCTATTCTATCACGTTTACGTAATGGTGTGCCTGTTGGGTGTTTCTTGAAATCATTCTTGATCTGTCTAAGTTTCTTCAGATGATCCTTTATCTCTGAACTGTATGTCATATTCAATTGTAATTTTTTTGCTTGATCG